CGCGCTGGCTTCGGCTTGGATCAGCGACTCGATACCATCAGGAAACATATCCGCCAGCAGACCGGGAAAACCTTTCTGCTGCGCTTCACTAATCGAAGTTTGAGACATCGCAAAACCCTTTCGCGCTTTCGCGCCGTCGCGCTACTTGCGCGAGATACCGATCGTGATGTTCTGGTGCGCTTCGCGGTTCGCCTTGCACATGGCATCGCGGCGCGCGTTCTCGTCAACCTTGGTGCGCGGTGTGTCCGGGCTGTCTACCGTGCGCCGCGCAGCCGCGATCGCAGGCTCGCCCGCTGCTGCGTCTAGGTTCTCGACCACGGCATCAAAGCGCGCGGTGATGTAATCGTCGCTTTTGCCGTCAGCTTTGAAAGCCTTGTCAGCGTTGGCAATCACGGCCAGACGCAGATCTCGATCGGTCTTGCCGTCGGTCTTGTAGTCGTCACCTAGCAGCTTGATTACCTGCGATTCCAAAGCGAAGCGGTCGCGCACTTCGCGCTTTAGCGTCTCGCGCAGCTGCTCCGCGTCTTGCTTGCGCTTGGCTTCGGCTTCCTTGCTAAACACGGTGTCGAGCTTGCGCCGCGCTTCGTCGCGCTCAGCGGTCACGCGGTCAAGCGCTGCGCGATCCGCTTTGGTCGTATCGGTCATCATGGGCATGGACGCTTGAGCGCCCGCGCCACCGTTAGCCATGTCGCGGAACTTGTCCGCTAGTTCCTTCGGCACTTCCATTTCAAGATCGCCGATTTTAATTTTCACCATCTCCATTGCGCCATCTCCCTTGTCAGACACCATGATCGCGGCGTCCATATTGATTCGAGCACTAGGCCCGGCCCGCCCTCGGTCCACAACCGCGATGTGGTTGCCGCGTATATTCGTCTGCACCGCGTCGTACTTGATGCCGTTCCACTCGCCCGCCGTGGGTACTAGCTCGCAGTCGTACCCGCAGGATAACTCGGTTTTACCCGCTAGGATCGCGCTCACCAGTGCGGCATCAGTCACGAGCCCCGACACACGCACAAAGTCACCATCGCGCCGCACGTCGTTACCGATTGACCCGCGCTGATACTTCGCGGTGTTGTCGGCGGTCAACGCTTCGTCAGGGTGATCGTTCGTGAGCGGCACCATGTGAAACGACGCGAGCGCCCGCGAGTCGAAAACATGCTGCGGTAAGCGGAGCTCGCGCCGTAACGAGCCATCGGCGTTCTGGTAAGTAAACACACCTATGCGGGTAGGCAACGCGTCGAAACGCAGCCAGCCGTTAGGCTCGCGCACGGGCGAGCGTAGCGAGCTCCTATCGTATCGACGCGCGACCGTCATGGCTAAGGCGCGGTGCCTTCGGCGTAGTAAACCGGGATGATATCGTTGGCAGCTGCAGCGTCCTCGCGGGCGATTAGGTAATATACGTTACCCGTGGTCGCGGTGACGAACTTGCCCGACGCGACCTTGAGCTTGGCGCCCTTGGCGATCGCAGCACCGGCCAGCGCGGGCACACGGTCACCAGCCGCGTACATGATGGCGCCGCTGGTCACGTTGCTGATCACGCGCGTGACTACGCCATCGGGCTTGGCGCCGTCGGGGCAGACCTTAACCCGGTGTAGGTCACTACCCGCGCCGGTCTGAGGGTAGGTCACGATCTGGATCGGCGTGCCTTCGGTGAGCGTGCCGGACTCGCCCGGCGCAAAAGACGCGGGCGCGTTGGTGCTGGTCGCGCCCAGATTTAGACACCGGTAGGTCACGGCATCGGCATCGCTTGCCAGCATCAAACCCAGACCGAGAAGCGCAGCTAGACCGACACGACGCAAAGCAGGAATCATGATGTGTACCTTTCGCGCTTTTCGCGCGCTGAGTGTTAAGCCGTTACGGGGATCGCAGCGGCTGAGATAATGTCGCCAGCCACGCCAGCAGCAGCAGCAGCGCAGATCACTTTCTTGCCCGTGGTGGCTTTCATAAAGCCGCCGCCGGACACCATCAGAAGGTCGCCCTTCGCTACCGTGCCCGAGAGACTAATCGGCGCGCCGGGAGTGATAGCGTGAATGCTGCCCGCGATCACTTTCTGGCACGATTGAGACCCACCCACGTAGTCAGGCACCACGTCCTTCTCACACGGTAACAGGACTAGCGGACCCGCGCCGGTATCGGTGACCGTGGTTAGAGGCTGGCCTAGCCCGACGTTAGACACAGGTGACGACGGATCTAGCTTCCCGCGTAAGGGTCCTAGCAGTACGTAAGAACTCATCTCATGATCTCCTAAATGGCTTTGACACGCCGCGCGACAACCTGCGCTTGGCCGGGGCTCCAGCCGACACCGGCATCCGAGCGCACCTGCAAGGTTATGTTATCGAGCTGCTTATAGACATCAGTATTGTTTAGCCCGACCGTAGATCCCGCAGGCACGTTGATCACGATCGGTAAGCCGCTGGTGTCGCTTATGGCCTGGGTAGAGTTCCCGAACTCGTCGAGCTCCCAGATCTCGACGCTGTAATCAACGAATGGCGGGTAGGGTGTCGCAGTTTTGATGAGAAACCGGTCGATCCTGGAGTTGCCATCGCACTCCAGGAAGCCGCCCGCCTCGGTGGCAATCGGCGTAGATGATGACCCGGTAGTTGCCCCGATAAATTCCGAAGGCGACCAAGTACCGCCTAGAAACGGGATGCCTAGTTTCCCGAGCTCGACTATCTGCGCAGGTTGCTCGCTCGTGCCACAGCTGACGACCTGCCCGAAAGTATTGATCGACAGGTTCACCGGGAACGGGAACGTGGTTGCGCCCGTGATGGGTGTCAGGCCGACAATCGGGTTCCCCGCTACGCCGTTACCGTTCGTGACATCGACACCGGGGCCTGCAATGAGCGTACGCGCGACCGTGGTAGCGGGGCCTGTCTGCACTACTAGCCCCGTGCCGCCGGTGCCGGGAAGCCCTGCAGCGCTAGGGATGCCGGTACGTTCTACGTGTGCACGTTCGCCACCCATGGCTTAGACCCTAATCCCGCGAATCCACAGACCCTGGTCAACACCGCTCCCGAAGGTCATTTCACCAGCATTGTTCAAGAGCGCGAAACTTTCGCCCGCGAACCAATCAGAGATCACGTATTGGTCACAGAAGAAGCCCCCGGCCCGTGCGTCTTCCATAGGTGCTGACGCTTTATCAACTTTGAAAGGCACGTAGCGAAACGAGCTCGCCGTGTACTGAATCTTGCGCAGTAGGATCAAGCGACCGCTGCCGCCGGTGCACCGGCCTCGGACTTCCACCGCGTTATGATTCCCCTGAGGGATCACAGCAGGGGCGCCGACCCCTAGCGCATTAAGTGCGGGGATCGATGTCCATGCCGGTATCGCGATCCAATTACTCATGCCGAGATCTTCGCGCGCGCGCGGGCTAGCTGTCAAGCAAGGCTGACAGGTCCGAGAGATCCGGCTCAGCGTAGCAGCGGCAGTTTATCGGCTCGCCAGGGTTACCATCCTCGGGCGGTGAGTCCCAGCTAAACGCCTCGCCGTCCCTTAGTTCGTGGTCGTCACGCACGCGATTATCGCGCACCGTGCGCCACACGTAGCGGGTCACGCCTAGGTTCTGCTGCCGCTGCCCGTTTAGATTCCCGTACAGCTTGCCCACTTGGTCGCGCGCTATCAGCGCCGCGCGGTTCTGCGGTATCTGGTAGCGCTCTACCATCTGACGCGCGAGCACTTCGTGCCGCGTGCCGCGCTCGATCGCGCCTAGCACCTGTTCTTTCACGTCATCAAAATACACGGGCGGCATCGTCCGGATCAGCGTGACGTTCTCAGCGATCCACCCATCCACACTCGACTTGATGCCCTTCTCTACGAGCGCGATCTTGTTCAGGTCTATGCTCGCCGCCGCGCGTACTTGCCGTGCTAGCTGCGCCTTTTGAAACTCGCTCGTGCGCTTGCCAAACTGCGCGGCGACCGCTGCCAGCTCGCGCGGTCTAAGCGACGCCTCGACGCGCCGCGCGTACTTGTCTACGAGCTCAGCGGCGCGGCGCTTGGCGCGCTCGATTCGCGCTTGCTCCGCGCTGGGCGCGTCGCTCCGCGCGTCCGCCATCACGCTTTCTAGGTCGGCGATAAGTGCGCTGACTCTAGCCGTCATCATCGTAACGATAGGCTGCAGCGCGCCGAAGTACGCGCGCTCAATCGCGATCGGCGACTGCTGCCTAGGTAACCGTGTCTGCCTACGCGCCACGTCGCCCCGCTTGCGTCGCTATGAACCACACCATCGCGTCCGCGCGATCCACGATCGGCGCGGTCTGCGAGCCCTGCCCGCTGGTCGCGTTGGCTGCCGCTGCGATCACGGTCGCGTTCTTGGCTTGGTACTGTGACACCGTGAGTGCGCCATCCGGATCGGGCGAGCCGTCCGGCTTCGCAAGCGGAGGAAGGTTTAGCCAGCCAAGCGCCTGATTGACTCGCACGATCGACGCGATGTCGGTAGGCGTTAGCAGTGAGCCCGACCCGCCCTCGCTTGTCGCGCTCGGGTCGGCGGGCGCCGGTGTCGAAGTGCTCGCCAGCGCTCGCGTGTACGCTTCGCGCGTCGCGATGTCGAGCTTGGTGTCTAGTGAGTACTCTTCACCACCAAAGCGCGATTGCGCGACTTCCTCGGGCGTGGTCGTCCCATTCGCGATGTAAAGATCATCCGCCTCGGCTTGCGCTTTGTTGCGCTCTGCCTGTTCTTTCTCGGTGAGCTGCCACAAGGGGTGGAACTTAAACGACCATGACTCGGGCTCGACTCCGCCCGTGGGTCCTGTCTTCGCGCGAAACACGAGCCCCGCGATTTTCTCAAGTGCGGGTAGCAGCTCGTCGCGCTGCGCGCTCCCGATGTCATCGTACCACAGCCGGATATCACTCTCGCCGGTCGCGTTCATACCGGCGGGCGCTTGCCTAAAAAGTTTTGTGGCGGGAATATCGACCGCGCCCGCGACTCTGAGCATCCACCTATCGACCATCTCTGCAAAGCCTGACATAGGCGTTGCTTGCCGTACCCATTCTTCCTCGCTGTCGAGGATGACCGAGCGCGCGATCGATCGGCTCATGTCGATCGCTGCCGCGCGATTCATGACGTCATCGCGCTTGTTACCAGACAAGAGCTCAGCGAGTCCCTTGATCTTGAGCACGGCTTGCGAGAAGTCAGAGAGCAGATTCGCAGACCCGCCCCAGATCTGATGGAATTGCGCGAGCACGGTTAGCAGCCTGACGAATACAGAATCGCCGAAGCCGTTTCGCTCGCGCAAGTGCTGGCGACTGGTGACCGGCCCGCGAAAGATGATCAAGCGCGACTCGTGTACTACCGTGCTCGACTTGATCACCTTGCTCCTAGACGTGTCGGTATCAGGCATGAGCGACCACGTTTCAGGCTCGCCGTACTTGGGTAGCGTAGCGTCCTGATACCAAGCGCGCGGTATTAGCTCGCGCGGGCGCAGCACCGTCAAAAACATGAGGCTTTGGATCTTGTCGGGGTCTAGTGGCTTTGCGAGGTCCTGCTTATCGTCCGCGCCTACGAGCACCGCGCCGCCACCGTATGCGCGCCGGTATTCGAGCGCGCGGCGCAGCGCCGCGTTAACGCGCAGCTCTGCGAAGCGAGAGGACATCGCGCGCTCGATATCTTCTTTGTTCGCGACGTCGCCGCCGATCTTTAGCGCGTAGCCCTTGCGAAACATCTCGGCAGGGGGGAGCTCTACGATCTTTGCGCCAAGGTCGTCACCCCGCCACACCTGTTCCGCGTCGCGCTCGGGTACGTTCTCTACCTCGAAAGTTGCGCTCTGCGTCTTATCGCGCAGCGCGTGCCCGATTGCGGTGAGGTTGTTGACCCACCTATCCGCGCGCGCTGATGCTGGCTCAGTGTTCTTTTTACGTGTGGCCATGCACGAACATTATCACGGTGCGGCAAAGCCCCACGACTTGAGATTGCACAGCACCGAAGCGCGAGCCGCCGCGCTCGTCGCTTTCCACTCGCCTAGCGCAAGCGTCATCTCGTCTACTTGGTCATCGTTGGCCCCGGTCGGGAACGCGGCGCATTCGGTCACGAACTCCTCGATCGAGGCATCGCCGTCTAACAAGAAAACGTGCCCGCTCTCTACGTCGCCCGCGATCGCGTTGGCGCGCGCGATCTTGCTGCCTTCAGGCTCGCGCGGGCAAAGCCCGCTCACGTGAGCCTGTAACGCCGCGATCACCGGTGGCCCGTTAGCCTTCGCCTCTACCAAGATCTTGCCGAGCCTGTTACCCGTGATGCGCTGCGCATCCTCGACGAGTTCCACGAGTTTTTCGCAGGTCTTCAGGAATCCAAAGCGCCCGCGCTTGCGCGCGAAGCGAAACCGATCCACGCCCATGCGTCCCCACAATCCCATGGATACGAAGCTGCCCGTGTCGATGTCCTTGTGCTTGCAGTCAACGCTGATCACGAAGTCTTCGATCTTGTCGATGTCGATCTCGATCGCTGGCCCGTCGTAACACTCCTTAGGACGCTTGCCCACGCGCGCGGGGTCCGTACCCTGTAGCCGGAAAAACCGGAACGATGCGATCTTGAAAATCTCGCCCTCAGCTGCGACCGGGTCTTGCTGCTGCTGCGCGCGGTAGATCGTGGTGCTGATGGCGCGGAGCGCATCGACAACGCGCTTGGGGTAGAGCTCTTCACACAATAGCTCGCCGTCAACGGTGCGCGGATCTTCGCGGAACACTTCGCGGTCGATCTCGCCCTCAGGTGTTACGACTTCGCGAAAGGTCACGAACGCGCGGCGCCTGTCGAATTCCTGCGGCAGACATAGATGCTCGTAGCCTTGCGCGACTAGGTGGCCGCTGAGGTCAAGCCCCGCTAGGCGCTGCATTACACAGAGGATGCTGTCTTGTTTCTGATCACAGAGTCGCGTCGGTACGACGGTATCAAACCACGCCGCGATCTCTTTACAGAGTTTGACGTTGTGCCAGTCGTCCGCCGACATGGGATCGTCGATCGCAAACAAGTTACCGCGATGACCTGTACCGCCCGCACCTATGCCGAAGCACTGGCGAAAGCCGGTCGCCGTATTGGAAAACAGCGTCTTTTCATTCTGGTCGGTGGATATCGACCACTGGCCCGGGTCGCTGAAGTTGTCGTGGTACCACTCCGACTCGACGATCTTACGGCACTTGAGCGAGTCGCGCGTTGCCAGCGGTCCGCTGTACGTAGTCCAGATCGACCGCCAGCCCGGGCGCCACGTCCACACCCAAGCGGGAAACATGACCGCACACAGGATCGATTTGAGGAAGCCCGGCGGGATGTTGACGACAAGCCGCCGGATCTCGCCGCGCGCGAGCACTTCCAAGTGGTCGCAGATCGCGCCGATGTGCCAGTTATCAACAAGCGGGCGCGCGGGCTCTATGATGCCCCACGCCTGCCGCGTGAATTCGTGAAGGCTCTTACGCGGCAGCTCGACTGAAGCTGCCGCGTGTAGCTCCTCGGGCGTGTACTGCTGCAGCAGCGCGGCGAGATTCACGGCTTACTTTTTCCGCTTCCCCTTGGTCGCTTGCTCGCGCTCTAGGTCCGCGCGGGTCGCCGTGCGCACGTACTCTTTTTGCGCTTCGGTGAGCCCGTCGCGCTTGCTCGCTTTTTTAGCATGCTTCGGCCACGGCGCGAGCTGCTTGTCAGTGTCTGCGCGGCGAAAGAACATCAGCATATTGACGGCGCAACCAGCGATCTTGAGCACGAAAGCGCGAAGTCCTTTCAAGCCCTCGATCATGCGCTCCTGTCCCTTGCTCGGGCGATACTCATAGCGCCCGCCGGTGCCGTCTTTTGCACAGCTCTGCAGCACTGCGACTTCGATACGCTCGCCGCACTTCGCAGCTTGCGGACTGCCCGCGCGAAAGTCATGATACAGCACTAACCCCGCCGGTAGCTTCGCGAGCTCGGCGCAAGTGTTGTTTCGGGCGGCCCGTCGCTTGACCTTTGGTAACGGCTTCTCGCCGGGCAAGTAAACGACCCGCACCGGCTTGGTGATCTTGGTCGGCTTTGCGGGCTTCGCAGCGCGCTTTGCTTTCGCCGGTTTTTGCGTAGCCAGCAGCGCGAGCACGCGCGCCGTGAGTGCGCTCTTGTTTCGGTTCGTGGTCGGCTTGCCGACTAGCTGCGCGTAGTAGACCTGTAGCTGCGACGTGGTCGCGCTCTTGACTTGCTCGGGCGTGATCATGGTCTTGCTCTCGTTCGATGTGTAGCTGACAGGCTAGCATCGTGATGCTAGCCCTTGCAAGGGTTACATCTGAGTGGTCTTGCCCGCTTCCATGTAATATACGATCCGCTGTTGGATATTGACCATCGCGGCGGCTTCGCGGACCTCAGCTAAAACACGACGGAATACCTCTAACCCGGTCCCCATGCTGTACCCACTTTTCGGCACTTGCCCGGCGGCTTCGCGATCATGCATCCAGTGTGCCCAAAGTAGACACAAGCGGCGCTCGCCTGTCGTTAGGTTTAGCGATGCTTTATCTGTCCCGCTGCAGATCTCCAAAGCGGTCTGAAGGTATTGATCGACTACATACAGATCCAACATGGTTTGGCCTTTCGTCTCGTGGTTAGCGTTTCGTATCTCGTGTTTCGCGAATCATGTTGCCGTCGCGGTCGCAGCCTTCAAACGGGCTCGACGCCGAAAGAAACTCGCGGCGTTGTCGCTCGCGGTTAGTCTCAGGGCGGCGAGTCTCAAGCTCTGAATCGAAGCGGTAACGGCGGCGGCGTGTCGTGTTCATGAAAAAGACACTACGCGATCGCGATGAGTGAATCAAGATGATTCGACATCGCGATCGCATTTTCTTTCAGTCGTTGGCGAAGCCTAGGATCTGCCAGTCCGCCGACACGGCGCAGCGCTTGAATTCCGACATCGCGCCGTTGATCACATACAGCGTCTCACCGTCAACGGTCAGCCCGCCGACCCCGCCGAAGCCTTCGGCAGCGTACAAAGGATCTTGACCTCGCAGCTGCTCGCACTTGCCGACGTAGCGAGCGACCCACACCACAGGCAGGTAATCTACCGGGTCGATCGTGGGGAGCTCGCCGGTATCTAGCGCGCACTGGTATCCTGCGATAGCGCTCTGCATATCGTACAGCGGCAGACCGAGCGACGCGGCGCGCATTGCCTTAACGCGGTTCGTCATCCCAGCGTGCGCTAGTGCCTCGAAAATATCGCGGCGCTCGGTACGCTCCATACCTTCGGCGTAAGGGTAAGTGCGGAAGGTAACGCGATCTGCAGTAACCCCAAGCACTACCGCGCCTTCGGGCGACGCTGAGAAACCGATAAAGACGAAGGCGTTAGGCTTGACGGTGAGGCGGGCGACTGGCTTTAACATGGTGGACTCCTTAGCGTTTCGTGTTTCGCGAATGTGAAGCGGTGACAAGAGACAAGCTAAGCGATCGCGATGATCAATGCAAGATAAATCATCGCGATCGCATAGATATCTTACAGCAGCTCCCCGGCCAGCTTAGTGATCATCGCGGCTTGCTTCTCGCTGAGAGCCTTACCACCACGCAGCGCTAGGCGTACGCTACCCGCGAAAGAACGCGCGAAGTTGTTACGGTAGGTGTCGGGCAGGGCGGCGAGCGCTTCCAAGGTCACGAGCTCGGCGGCATACTTGGCGACCGTGCGCGCTACCTTGCGAACCTTGGCCGCTTCGCGCTTGGCTTTCTCGTAAGGTGCGATCGCTGCCTTGAGGCGCAGCTTCGCTTGGTTGGTCATCAGCGTGTCGGCGCAATCGACACCCACGGTGGCGCGCCCGCCGGTCGCTGACCGAAGCTCGACGATATTAATGATCGCCGCACCGCAGACGTCGCAGGTACCACTGCGCACCTTGTGCGCTGCGCTCGACGCTTCACCATCGGCGGGGCCTTCCACCGCGTCGCCCCAGGTCACGCTTGCGAAATTCCAGGGGCCTTGCTCTGCGAGTGCTACCGAATTGCGGTGAAGTACTGCTGCGCCGTGTCCAGTCTTAGGGGTCAACATTGTCGGAACTCCTTAGCGTTTCGTGTTTCGTTTCGTGCTGCGCTGACAAGAAACAAGCTAAGCGATCGCGATGAGCAGATCAAGATCTTTCTATCATCGCGATGCTCTTTTTCGCTCACCTTGCATGATGCCGTATATGACGCCGATCCACACTGTGATTGATTCAGGGCACAAGGTCAGGCCCCTATTATTTGTCACGATTTGGATCGCGTGTGCTCGCAGCTTCTTCCACTTACGACGCTTGCCGCCCGCTCTAGGCGGGATTAACCTACTGCGATCAGGTGCATAGGTTTTCATGTGGCACTGTCCCCGAAGTTGAACCCGAGCGCGTTATCTGTCAGGTGTCGCAGCTTATCGATCGCGTGCTGATACACGCGCCGCGTGTTCGCGACCACTGCTCGGTTCTTTTTCCACCGGCGCCGCTTGCCGCCTGCCTTTGGTGGCTTAGCTTTCTTCCGCGCAAAATTCGCGCGCGGCACCGTGATCGGTGCGCCGAAATTCAAGCGCTTGGCGAGAGTGTCAGCAGTCATCGCGCTACTGTATCCAAACAGCGATCGCTTGATAAGACGCTGGCTCGTTATCTCGGCGATGTCTTCTGAGCGTTTAGCCAGGTGACGATCCATTATGTCGGCCACGCGCCCTAGCTCGCGCCGCTCGGTGTCATTCTCGGCCCACTTATCGGTCGCCGCTCTGAAGGTACCTAGGGGAAGGTCGCCCGCTCCAAACCGCTTCATCCCCACACCGTTACGGGGACTTCCGCGTTAACGCTCGCTACCCAGCCGGACACGCCGCCATTAGCATCGAACTCTTTAATCCTGCGATCGTAGTCTGCCGCTACCTCGGGATTGCGCCCGAGCGCATCGTTATAGCCTTCTACCAGTCCGGCCCGGTGTGCTTCACCATCTTCAATCGTGACTCTTGTAGGATTGTACATTATCGAGTCTCCTTATTAGCGTTTCGCGTTTCGTTGTGCTGACAAGAGACAAGCTAAGCGATCGCGATGAGCAGATCAAGATCTTTTGTCATCGCGATGTCGTTTTCTAATCCTCGCTAGGTTCGCCGATCTCGATCGCGCCGCGCTTGACCCCGGCGGGTAAGAGCTTGGACGTGATCGCCTGTAGCTGCGCGAGCTCTGCAGCGCTGAGCATAGACAGGTCGGGCGCGTGCCGCGCGCGCAGCTCGCCGCCGTCTGCGCTTGCGTGCAGGTGTGCGTGTGCGTGCTTGTGCGTCCCCTCGATCTGACGCGGGGGCATGGTCCAGCCCGGTTTGCTCGGGTCGCCACGGTCGCGCCCCGGCCCGAGTCTTAGCCAGATCGTAGGCTTCTCAGCGTGTACACGGTGTTCAGCTGACACGCGCGCGACTCCCTCAGCTTGCGCGAGCTCGTCTGCAAACTGTCGTTTCGCGTCGTGTATCCTCCGATCGCTGCAGCGCTCGGGCGTACACTTCTGATCTAGCGAGCACGGGTCTTGTCGCCAGCGCCTGAGGGTCGATGCCTTGATCCCGTTCGCCGCTGCCGCCACGTGCGCGAACGCCCCGGCGCGCACCGCCTCGACGATCGCGGCGCACCGGTCGGGCGTGAACTTGGAAGCGCTCGGCGGCTTCCAAACTGGTACGGGCGCGGGCACTTCCTCGCTGTCGTAATACCCACCCTCTAACGGCGCGTCGAAATTGTCGATGAGCCGATCGGCTAAGTCCGCCGGTGGCGTGTGCTTACCGTTGGGCAGGATCATCGAGGTAGCCACATATTGCGCATGGTGTCGCAAGGGTAAGAATCAAGCTCATCTAGCCAAGCGTCGGCGCGCTTCGATACCGTGTACGAATCGTGAATCGTGGTCACGTATCGCCCGGCCCCCTGATCAAGTACTTGGACTTCGCCGCGCACCTGATCAATACCCACCACGCGAGCGCGCTGCGCTAGTCGCTCGCGCCAGTCCTCAGCGATCAAGATGCCCGCCACCGTGCGCAAGTCGCGCTCGCGCTGGGCCAGCTTGCGCGACACGCGCCGCGCTCGCAGTCGCCCCGCAACGTAAGTCACGAGCGCGATCCCCGCGCCGAGCGCGCCTAGTCCTATCAGCTCCGTCGTGTTCGTCATCGCCTAACCTCCGCTTTCCTTGACCATTCCCCAGACTAAGAGCGCGAACGTGACCACCATCCCGATCACGCTCAGCACCACGTCACGTGTTGCGCGAGTCACCCCGGCACACAAACGCGCTTCACTCGATCGGGCGAGTACAGCGCTTGCTCTCGGTCCTGCCATATGACCTCGACTCCGTAGCGCTGGGTGATGTCGTGCGCGAGATCCCACTTCGGACCAAAGCCCGGCCTACAGGCTGCGCCTATGATCAACGCTTCCAAGCCGGTGATGCCGGTCTTGACCCGGTGGTCGCCTAGTCCCACGTCGCGCGCGTAGTGCTCTAGTGCGCGGCATATCAGCTGCATTGCGTCGAACTCAGAGCCGGTAAACACTAGCGCGATGTCGCTCTGGTACTGTGCGAACTTGCTCGTAATAGTCACTTGCACACCTCGACCAGCACGGAGCGCAGACCCTCGGGCACGCCGAAGCGCGCCGCACCTTCGATCTGCTGGGACTTCGCGAGCGTTTCGCTTACCCACTTCGCGCCCTGCCCGCCGTGCGCTAATGCTGCGTCGAGCTCGACCACTAGGCCCTTGTACACTTCGGCCAGCCGGTCGGCGCTCACCCACGCGTCAGCAGCGCGCGAGCTCTCAAGTCTGGACTGCGCGACTTGACCGCGCCAAGCGATGAGTGCGGTCGCGATCATGAGCGCCCCGACTACCAAGGGCGCGTAGTGCGGTGCGACCGTTGCAGCTGCTAGCGTGCTCGCCGCGCCGGTCAGTACCGAGAGCAAGCGACCGTGTGTTGACCACGCCCGCTCGCGCTCTAGGTAGGCGTGCCACTTGCGTGCCCGCTTCGCCCAAGTCGCGTACCGCTCGCGCACCAGCTGCGCGGCTTGGCTCTCGCCCCCGTGCGTGCTCACGGTCTGCCACTCGTCGCTGACTTCCTTTTGTACGATGCCGTCGGTTTGCTCGAGCGCTGGTGTCCTTAGTCCCGGGTCCGACGGGTCTACGGTCCAAGTCGTGAAATCGTGGCGCGCTTCCTTACGCGGCCCGGTCGTCAGCTCGCTGTGGCCTTGTACCCTGCTGCCGGGCGCCGGTGTCCTTAGGCCCGGGTCTGACGGCCACTTGTTCTTACATTCTGCAGAGCAAAACCACACGACATTTGCCTGATACACCGGGCGATGGAAGTACTGCAGCGAGGCCGGTAGGTCGCAGCTTGTGCGCACACACTTTCGCATCGTCCCCATTGCGTACGCTTCCATGTGTTCCCGCCCACAAAAGTACTTGCGCCGCTCAGCGTAAGGATCGCGGTAACAGTGATCAAGCGACGCCGCGACGGTACAGTTTTCATAGGCACACTTCTTAGCGAGTGTCTTGTCGCGAGCTTCCTTGTGTGCTGCGGGGGACGTGATGACCTTGATCGTGTCTGCGCTCGACTCGCGCTTAACGCCGGGCTCTAGTGCCAGCACGCCGGACGCGAGTGCTTGGTGCGCTTCCTTACCACGCTTCTGTCTCTCGTGTATTGCTTTGCGCTCATCCACTATCTTGCGCAATTTGTCGGTGCACTCGGTCCCACAGAATCGCCAAAAATTGGTGTTCGAACGACAGGGACGCGAGCAACCTGGATTCATGCACCGGCATCGTTGAGGTACTTCGGTCGGGATGTCTAATCCCGAGCGCTCTATACAGTCCGCGCAAGCCCACTTGATACGCAAATCGATCTCACCTACCGCGACCAAGGTGACTACCGGCTTGCCTTCCGTATTCGCGCGCTGCGCCCCGCGCCCACAACCTTTAGGGTATCCGCGTACTGCGTCTCCGCCGTACCCCTCGCACGTTGGTCTAAAGCCAGGACGCTTATCGTCGCAGATACGCTCTTCAATTTTGGGGTCCATTTGCATCATCTCCTATCGTTTCGTGTCTCAAGTTTCGCGACCCGTGATCGCCTAGTGATGACACTGTGCCGGGGCTCGTTTTAGATGTCAATATCAATTGATCGGTCGCAGGCGCGCAATTACAAATGAAGTCCTGTCTGGACCCTGTTCGCGGACTTTTCATACCTCAATTGATCCGTGATCACCGATCAATTGCCCGTCCTAGACCCGCGTTGACCGCGCCGCGACCGCGCTACCCGAGCCCGCAATTGATCGGTGATCACGGATCAATTGAGTCCAATTGCGCGCCGCCCACCGATCAATTGCGGGGCTAGTCCTAACCTATCCCAACCTTGTTTAGAGGTTGGTACAAGGTTGGATCACGACTTTTCCCGTCGCTGCCTAACCTCTGACTCTAACCTTTCCAACCTACCTAACCTGATCCGCTGCTAGACTGTATAGAATAGGCGTCCGCAATTGATCCGTGACTAGCGATCAATGGTGATCCATGACTAGTGATCAATTGCCTACCCTTACTCTAAAGAGATCTAGATAAAAGGTTAGGTAGGTTAGAAAGGTTAGAGCCTCACACGGTAAATTTGTCTGCCTAACCTGCATCCAACCTAGTCTAGTGGGTCAGAGGTTGGAGCCTGCCGCGCGCTGCAGCGCGCACCCGTGCTGCGCATTGCGCCCCGCGCACCGGCACACTTAACAATTAAGCCTTGACGCGTCCAGCGCACCGGGGCAAAGTTCCCGCAATGCCTAAAATCGCGATCTATGAGGGGCGGACCGATAACGCCCCGCGCCCCGTTGACCTGAGCTGGCAGGAACTGTGTGACCTACTGAGCGCGCCGCGCCTGACTGACTGCAGCTCGTGCGGGCTAGCCAAGTGCAAGCTGTGCGGCGGGGTAAAGGATCTGCGCATGTGCTGCGGTAGTAAGTGCGCGCGTAAGGACGGGCTAGCGTGGTCGCCGGTCGATATGCTCGGAGACGCGACGCGCGGGAACAAAAACACGCGCGCGGTCACCGTGGCGGTGATAGACATCGACCACAAAGCGCCCGAGCTCGTACTAGAGGCGGTCGCAGGCCTCACCGGGTACGCCCACGTGCTCCACAGCTCACACAGTCACCGCGTGCTAGGGGATGCGGACTGCTGCCTTCGCTTGGTCATGCCGCTCTCGCGCGACGTGCTCAGCGCGGAGTGGCCCCAGGTGCACGCCGCGATCGTCGATGCGCTAAAGCTGCCCGCCGACCCGTCCTGTAAGGACCGGGCGCGGCTGTATTACCTACCCTCTGTGAGCGCAGACCGTGAGGCGGGCTTTGTCTACGAGCGCGGCGAGGGCGGGCCTATCGACGTAGACCTAGCGCTGCAGCACGCGCGCAACGTCGTCAATCTGCGACCCGTGCCCGTGCCTTACTCCGACCTCGACGTGTCCGACGTCCCCGAACCGGTGGGCGTAGACCTGTCGTCACTGCGCGACCGGCTGCGCAAGGTGCGCGACCGCAAGGCGCGGAAGGGGGATGACCGCTGGGCCTTGCTCGACAAGGTAGTGCGCGGCCAGCCGTTTTGCTGCGCGGGGGATGACGCGCGCAGCGACCAGGAACTAGAGGCGCTGGGTGTGGTGCGCGGGCGTCAGGTAGGCGTGCACCGCACCGCGTCCCTAGTGGCGTTCTGCCTGCCCGCAGGGACGCCCACAGCCGCCGTGCTAGAGCTTCTGCGCCCGTGCCTAGAGCGCACCGAGTGCGAGCCGGAAGGGCTCACCGCGTGGCTTGACAGCGCGGCCAGCAGCTACGAGACGGCTATGGGTGTGCGCGTAACGCGCGACCTAGAGCGCAAGCGCATGGACGACATCATGCGGCTTACCATGCGCGGGGTCGCCGCGCAGCCCGACGCGGTGCGGCGCGTGGCCGCGCAAGTCGAGGGGCACTTACAATCAGGCGAGTCCGCGCCGCCGGGCGCAGAGTCAGAAGCTAGCGCGGTGCTGGCGAACTGGCGCGACTTGCTCCTATACCGGAAGAACGCCGAAGGCGTGCCCACGGGGGCGCTCCGCCAAGTCGGTGAGAACGCCTACACGGTGATCGCGCTCGACGAGTCGCTGCGCGGTACGCTGGCTTTTGACGTGGTGGAAAAGCGCGTCATCGTACAGGGCGGACCGTTCGCGGGGTCTGACGAGAGTGTGCTAGACACCGAGGTGGCCGATTGGCTTTGCCGTCACTATGATCTGAACTTGTCAGAGACTGCAGTGGGGCACCGGATCTTGCGCGTCGCGCACGCGAACAAGGTGGACCCGCTGCGCGACTACCTAGAGTCGATCGCGTGGGACGGTACCGACCGGCTCGGCACGTTTTTAGAAACCTACGCGGCAGCGAGCACGCGATCGCGCACCGGGTCTGACATCACGGCATACGTGCGCGACGTCGGGCGTAAGACGATGATCGGCGCGGTCGCCCGAGCGCTTGACCCGGGCTGTCAGCTCGACACCTGCCTAGTGTTAGAGGGGCCCGAGCAAGGTGAGGGGAAGTCGAGCTTTTGCCGTATCCTAGGGGGCGAGTGGTACCTGGAGACAGCGCTTACGCTGGGCGATAAGGACTCGATGCAGCTCGTCGCGACCGCGTGGCTCGTCGAGCTAGGCGAAGGCGCAGCGGCGCGCAAGACCGAAGTGCGGCAGCTCCGATCGTTTCTCACCAAGGAAAGCGACAAGTTCCGCCCGGCCTACGGGCGCGTACCGGTCAAGTACCCGCGCCGGGCGTTTTTCGTGATGACCACGAATGATGACGAATACCTGCTGACGCGCGAGCGTAGATTCTGGCCCGTGGCGTGCGGGGACATCGACCGCGACCGCCTGCGGCGTGACCGTGATCAGCTGTGGGCGCAAGCGGTCGCGCTGTACAGGCAATACATAGCCGAGCGCGATCGGGGCGTCGCGCCCGCCGATAACCCGTATCGCTGGTGGTACGAGAAGCGCGAGAGACACCTAGCAGACTCGCAGGTTGATGACCGCGTAGAGTCAAGTCACGCCGAAGCAAAGATCGCCGAGTGGTGGGCAAAGCTCGCAGCCCGGCCCGATCGGATAAGCTCATCGGAGGTCGCAGAGAACGTGCTCAAGTACACCACCGACCGCGTGACGCGCGGAGTGCAGACCGAGATCGGGCTTGCGATGCACCGGCTCGGCTTTATCAAGCGGCGCGGCACCGGTCGGGCCTGGTACTACGAGCCAGACGACAAGCTCCGCGCCATGCCTAGCGCGAGCGTCCCGCCCGCGCACCTTCAGCTAGTGGGGAAGAAATGAGCCAGCCTGTAAGGAGATCCGCCGTAGTTGATGGCGAGCTTGTGAATCTGAGCGTGTCGCAGATCGTCTTTTACGATGCCGCGTCGGACGGTTGCCCGCGCAAGTGGTATCGCAAGTACGTGCTCCGCGATCGCCCGCCCTGCCCCGACTGCGGCGAGCGTGGCGAGCACAAGCCCAGCTGCAAGGCTGCGAACGCACGCGGCACCGTGTACCACGCTGACATCGAAACGTACCTGAAGACCGGGCGCGACGTACTCTCCCCGCGCATACGGGCAGGCAAGCACTTCATGCCCGAGCCCGGGCCGGACTTGCTCACCGAGTTTGAGTTCACAGGCCAGCACCTGACGATCGAGGGCGTGCCGGTAAACGGGAAGATCGATCTCGCGCACAATCGCGGCGTGGTCATCGACAGCGACGGCGGCAGGCGACCCGAGGCGCTAGGTACTAAGATCGCTGAGGTGCTCGACTGGAAGACCAGCGGGCGCCTGACCGCCGGACGCAAGCGCGACGGGGGCGTGCTGCCGACGTTTACGAAAACGAGCGCGCAGCTGGCTGATCAGATCCCGATGATCGGTTACGGGATAGTTGCGGGCAAGCTGTACCCACACATCGACCACGTGCGCCTAAGCCACGGTTACTTTCAGACACAGGGCGCGACCACCGCCGACAAGCGGTCGATCGTGGTTTCGCTTGACACCCTTAACAGTAAAGTACAGAATCGAATTAATCCGCTAGTGCGAGAGATGAAAGACATCGCACGCGAGCCGGATTTTCTAAAGGTGCCCGCGAATTTCGACGCGTGCGGGAACTTTGGCGGATGTCCCTACGTCGGGGAGTGTCCTAGGTCTGCGTCGCAACACTTGGATCTTCTGTTTGGTAAAGGAGCTACGATGTCACTACTGCGAAAGCCGCAAGGCGCCCCCCCATCCCCACAACCACAAGTCGCGCAGCACGCACCGCCCGCGCTAGCAGCCGCGCTTGGCGCGCCACTGGTCACGCCCGCCGCACAAGGCTATGCGACGCAGCAGCAAGTGCAAGCCGAGCAAGCCCGGCTCGCGCAGCAGCAAGCGCAAGCGATCGCGACGCAAGCCGCGCCGGTGTACTCCCAGCAGCCCGCCGCGCAAGTGAACGCGATCGGATTCTGCGCGGCGTGCGGCGCGCACCTCACCGGACACAACGCGAGCCGGTTGCAGGATGGCACGGTCAAGCATATCGGATGCCCAGCGCAAGCCCCGCAGGTGCTGCCCAACGACGCGCCGCAGTCGCAGCCCCACCTCGCAGCGCAGCCCCTGCCAGCCGAGCACGTGATCGCGCAGCCTCAGCATGTACAGGCAGCCGTGCACTCATACACAGCGCAAGCCGCGCAGACCGCCCCGGCGGGCTCACCGTTTGGCGCCGCGCCGAGCGAGCCCCAAGCGAACGCAGCGCCCGCGCCCGCAAAGCGTACCCGGACGCGTAAGGCAGCAGCGCAGACCGTGACCCACGCGGCGCAGCCCGTGGCGGTGGACCCGGCCAGGGGGGAGCAAGGCGACGAGCTCGTGATCTTTGTTAACGTGCACGTTGAGGGGCCCGAGTGCCTGTCGCTCGACTCGTACCTGTTCAAGCTGGCCGATGAGATGTGCCAGCGATACGGCGCCGCTGATCTGCGCTGCGCGCCTGAAGAAAGCCCGATGGCGTACGGCAAGTGGAAGGGTGCGCTCGCTGCCGCGATCCGCGCCACACTCCCCCCACCGGGCAACTACCTGATCAACGTGGGCGACTCGGAGCTACACGCGGTTTTGGCCGAGACGCTGCGCGAGCACGCGGACATCTACGTGCGGGGCGTGCGCTAATGTCCCAGCCGCGACGAGTCATCACGCCGTGCTCGCAGATCATTTTCCGCGAGACTGACGACGGGCGCGTCGAGTGCGCGGTGATACACCGGGGGCAGGGCCTGCCCTTGGCACTGGCGCGGATGCTCGTCGCGGCGCTTGGTTCTGTCGCCGACGTGCGCGACCTCGGCCAGCAGCTGTCAGAAGGCGAGACACAAGCCGTCGCGCTGCTGACGATACGCGACGGCCAAGTCGCCCGGCCCGAGCTGTATCTAGTGCCTAAGGCGAAGGCTTAGAACTTGGCACTATTCGACAGACTGCAGCAGCTCGCGCCCGGGCTCACCGCTTCGGACCCGGCGCAAGCCGTCGCGAACTGGCAAGCGACCGAGAGTCACGGCAAGCGGCGCGGGCCGGTGCCGACTAGCGGCGACCTCGATCGCGTGCTGGCACTGCCGCGCCGCCAGCCGCTCGACGTGCCCATGCGCGGCGAACCGCTCAGTACCACGGCGCAAGCGCTCGTGGGGCTCATGGGCGAGCGCTTGCGCCGGACGCGCAGCACGCCTTGCAGCTGCAAGGCTGGCGAGTGCATCACCGAGCTACTGCCCGCGCAAGCGTGGGCGCTGTACGAGGCGCAAATAATGCACGGGCTCATAGCCCCGATCGGCGTCGGGCACGGGAAGACCGGGCTCAACTTCCTTTTGCCGATGGTGCTGCCTAACGTAAAGCTCGCCGTGCTGCTGATAAAGCCCGACGAGCGGCACAAGACCCGCGTGCACTATGAGCGCTGGGCGCAGCACTGGCGCTTACCGTCGATCCGGATGGGGGAGTGGGGGCACATAATCCCCGACCGCCCGATCTTGCACGTGATCGCCTACTCCATGTTTTCCCGGCCCGAGTCTACCAAGATGCTCGAATCGCTGAGCCCTGACTTAATCATCGGGGACGAAGCACACCTTCTGAGCAATATCGACGCCGCGCGCACTAAGCGGCTCTTTAGGTTCGGCGCCTCACACTCACAGACCATGTTTTGTTTCTACTCGGGGACGCTGCTGAATCGCTCGGTCAAGCCGCTCGCCGCGCTGTGCGCGCTCGGGCTCAAGGGTGGGTCGCCGCTGCCTCTAGATCCTGATGAGGCCGACAAGTGGGCAAGTGCGGTAGACCCCGTGCAAGGTGGCGGAATGCTCGCGCCGGGCGCTCTCGCCGCGTTCGCTTTGCCCGAGGATAAGCACGGCGAGCTAACACAGGACGCGGTGCGGCGCGGGCTTCACCGCCGGATCGTTGATACGGTTGGAGTGTGCGCGACCCGCGAGGGCGCGATCGACGCGTCGATCAATCTGCGCGGGCGGGGCGTGGGGCTCGCGATCCCTCGGGAGATCTCGCGCATGCTTCACGATGTCCGTGAGACGTGGTGCCGCCCTGACGGTGAGGAGCTTATCGAAGCGCTTGACGTTCACCGCTGCCTACGTGAGCTCGCGTGTGGGTTTTACTACCGTTGGAAGTTCCCACGCGGTGAGAGTGTCGAGCTGATCAAGCGCTGGCTAGCGGTGCGCAAAGAATGGCACCGCGAGCTACGCGATAAGGTCAAGGCCGGGCGACCACACCTTGACTCGCCGCACTTGTGCGAGCAAGCCGCCGTGAGGTTCTACCGCGACCAAGAGGGCCCCCGCAAAGATGAGGAGCTGCCGCGCTGGTCTGCACTGGTGTGGCCTGAGTGGCGCGACATCCGCTCGCAGGTACAGCCTGTGACTGAGGCCGTGTGGGTCAATGACTTCTTAGCGCTCGACGCGGTGGAGTGGGCGCGAGAGCACCGGGGCGTCGTGTGGTACGAGCAACGGGCGTTCGGTGAGAGGGTCGCGCGGCTGGGCGGTCTGCCGCTCCACTGCGGCGGCCAGAATGCCGAGCGCGACATCCTAGCCGAGAAGGGCGACCGGTCGATCGTGGCGTCTATCAAGTCGCACGGTACCGGGCGCGACGGGCTTCAGCTTGTATTCGCGACGCAGCTCGTAGCGAATCCTCCTACCGGCGCGATGGCTTGGGAGCAACTACTAGGAAGGCTCCACCGCATAGGGCAGGACGCGGACGCGGTAGACTGCCACGTGTACAGGCACACGCCCGAGATGAGCGAGGCGATCGACAAGGCTGTCAAGGGCGCGCGGTTCGTGCGCGACGTCATGGGCACCTGTCAAAAACTACTCGCCGCGTCGGCTGATTTTGAGATTGACAACGCTTAACAGTTTAGCGAATATCAACGCATGCGAGAGATCGCGAAACGCTCGAATAATAAACGCGAAAGGATCAAGATATGAGCACCGCACCAGCACCACGCCGCGAAGTACCCGCAGGAGTCCTAGACAAGATCGCCGCCGCGAAGCCGTCAAGCACGCGTCACGCAAACATCCGTGATGGCTTCTACCTGTTCGAGGTACAGCGCTTGCTCTCAGAGCAGAAGCGACACGCGCACTGTTTTATCATCGAGCTAGGCGTGATCGCGTCGCGCCCGACCACCGACCCAGAACGCCCGGGTATCCTGCCCAATGCGCCGCACAGTACGGCGAGCGTGGTCGTTTCGTTTAACAACGACAGCGCGGGCGGGAACGTGAGCCGCTTTGTCTGCGGTTTGCTGGGCGTAGACCCCGAGCAGATGGCCGTGACTGATAAGCAGACCGGCACCTTTGTGCGCTTCATGACAGCTGAGGAACGCGGTCAAGAGATCAAGAGTACCTACGCTGATCTGACTGCCGTTGATCAGCCGGGCCGGGGCATGTTGATCCGGGGCGAGACGTATACCTACCCCATCAAAAGCGGCGCGAATGCTGGCAAGCCATTCGTCGGGCTCAACTGGATCTTTGTACCCGGTCAGACCGATCAGACGATCGCGCTACGTCGTCAGAGACTAGACGCCGGTGTGATCGGTTCGCCGCTCTGCACTGTTGAGCTCGCCGCCGGTCTGTCGCCCTTAGTTTAACGAGCGCGAAACGCGAGAGCACGACATCACGAAACGCGCGCCGCACCACGCGCTTGATCACGGCGCGGTGCGGTACGAGATGCCCGGGTCCGACGTACGAGTGTACAGGCCCACATGCGCAGCCCTTGCGACAGTAGGGACTGACACGCTAACGACCTTTAGCCGAAGCATTAGACTAGAGCGAGGCGCGGCAGCTGGCTTGCCGGTAGGCGTGTGCGTCAAAGGGACTCGACGCCGGGCATCTCACTTGGGGCGCTCTGAAGGTAGAGCGCTGCGGGTCACCTCTAGGTGGATTCAGCCCGCGCGGTCTAGGTTCGATCCCTAGGCGCCCCGCTATGTTTGACCCTCACAAGCTGGCCGGATACGACACAGAGACGCACCTCATACAGCCCGGGCTGTTAGCCCCGCCGCTCGTATGTGCGTCGGTGATGGTGTCTGAGCAGACGTCTATCCTAGACGCTGCGCAAGCGCGCGAGATGCTGCCGGGTTTGTGTCTCTCGGACCTAGTGATCACCGGCGCGAACCTGCCCTATGACTTTGGCATACACGCCGCTGATAACCCTGACTGCCTCGCTCTCATCTTTGACAAGCTAGACCGTGGGCAGGTGTACGACGTACAGATCGCCGAGATCCTAAACGCGATCGCTGATGGCACGCTCGGGCTAGACCCTCGCACCATGCGCCCGATCAAGCCCGAGCCAGGGCGCAAGCGCGGCGGGTACTCTCTGCGCTTTTGTGTTGACCTGCGGCTAGGGCGAGACGACGCGAAGCGTTTTGATTTGTGGCGTACGCGGTACGCGATGCTTGCCAGCCTACCGATCGCGGAGTGGCCAGCCATCGCGCGCGACTACCCGCAAGATGACGTGCGCAACCCCGTCGAGGTCGCGCAGCGGCAGATCGCGCTCCACAACGCGGGCGAGTTTCACAACCTAGCGAACATGCCCGCCCAGGTAGACACGGCATTCTGCCTACACCTGATGTCGATGTGGGGCCTTCGCACAGACAGGGCGCGGTACGAAGCGCTGCAGCACATGATCGAGGAAACGCACGATGCTTTCGTCGCGCAGTTTCGCTCCTACGGTTTTTACAAAGTCACCGAGGATAAAGAGGACGAACCGGCGATCAAGCGCGCGGTAGCCATAGCCTACGGTGTGGACCCCGCGAGCGTATGCAAGCGCTGCCTTGGTACGGGCAAGGTGCCGAGCACGTCCCCGTCGGCGCTCAAGTCCCGCACGCTGAAGTTGATCAATTGCAAGGTGATCAAGTACGACGCTGACGACGTGTGTATTACCGACGGGCTAGACAATCCGCTGTACTACGGCTGCGACTCTACCGGGCTTGACCTAAACACGAGCCGGGCAGTACCGCGCACCGACTCGGGCGGGGTATCAACCTCACGCGATACGCTCGTAGAGTCAGGTGATGAACACCTGATGGCGTACTCCGAAAACGAAGGCGAGAAGCTGCGAAGTACGTATTTGCCCTTCATCGCGCAAGGTCTCGACGTGCCGATCACGCCCCGGCCTAACGTGCTCGTAGCCTCGGGCCGGTCTAGCTACGAGGAAGTGATCCAGCAGCTGCCGCGCTCTGTGCTGTGCCTCTACTGCAAGGGGCGCAAGTGCGCGCGCTGTGAGTACAAAGGGACCGTGCTAGGCGTGCGCGAGTGCTTCTGCGCTCGCCCCGGTTGCGCGCTCTGCTCTGTAGACTTTGGCGCGGGCGAGCTCTGTACGCTCGCGCAAGTGTGCCTGTGGGTCTGCGGTCACAGCG